TCCGCGATATCTATCATCTCATCTACAAGAGTTTCTGCTTGCTCTTCGCGTGCACGCGTGTATTGCTTAACTAACTCTTCGCTATTATTCAGCCACTTCCACACAGCCACTAAGCTCGGCATCTTCTCATCTTTGCAAATCTTACGCAATGATTCGCCTTCAGCAATTCTTACGCAAATTTCATCAAATATTTGTTGGCTAAATTTTACGCTATTTTTTAGCATGTTTCAATTACTCATTGTTTGTTAGTTGTGCCGCGCCATTTCATTAGTCGCTATTGCTTTCTGTCGATTTTTTTTGCAAATCCAGTAGGAGTTTAGCAAGTTTGCTTTGCTCCCCCCTAACCCCCCAAAGAAGGGTTATTTGTCAAGTTATTTATTTTATTCTTAGATGTCAACATCTCTTTCTTTTTTTATCATCTTTCCCAATTTGATACACTACAAACAATCTTTTAATCACCTCCACTTTTTTCTTGCAAGTCGCTAGTCTCTAAGCTCCACGCTTTCCCTTTTTTTCTTATTGTACTATTTTGACGCACTTTATTGTTAGTATTAAATATATATCAAATAAGTATTAAATAATTGTTGACACTTTAAAACTAATAGTGCATAATGCTTTCAACAAATTCACATAAGAATTTGAATTTAATAATAACTAAAAACAGGCAAGAAATGAAAATCAATTATTCTAATCAATTAAACCCAAAGTTGAGAAATGGCGGCGGAATGTTTTATGAAATTTCAGGGAAGACAAAATATATTGCGTCAGTCACAAACTGGAATCACGCACCAGCAATTGTGAATGCACAAACAGGCTTAACAATTGGTTATTTAAGAAAGGAGGGCTTTCAACGAGCTTGGGGCTTCAGAAAAGATTTAGGAAAATCAGGACTAGTTTCAAAAAGTCTTAGTAATTAATTGATAAATATAAAATAAATATAAAATAATTGTAGACTATTAAAGTAACTTTTATTAAATTAAACTAAACAACATGACCAAAGAAGAATTTAAAAATTTAAGAAAAACAATGAGCAACAAAGAGTTAGCTATTTTATTAAAAGTATCAATGCCCACGGTTTACCAAATGGCTAAAGAACTTGGCTGCGAAAAGAAAAAAATGGGAGCAAGACCAAAAGTAATTTTGAAAGATTAAATGTTGTGTTAAATTGATACAGTATAAATATTATAAGAAAAAATCTTTATAAATAGTTTGACAAAGAAATAGAGGCGGGGCATAATAATAACACAACCAAAATGGTTTGGAAATATTAATCAATAAAAAAATTTATGACTATACAAGAATTTTTAAAACAGTTTCAAGAATTAAACGATAAGTTCTATAATTCAGTTCCTGCCGCTGATTATATTGCCGCTGCTATTGATGCCAGAGATATTATAGGAAATTATATTGATGATGCTCAAACACCAATCAATGAGTATGTATCTGATAGCTTTGGTGGCGAAGGCTGCACAATGAGAGAATTGAAAGGGGAATAGATATGGCATTTATATTTGGAATATTAGGCGGATTATTTGGAAGAAGAAAGAGCTTTATTATCTCGTTTAATCCGTCAAATTCGCAAAGAACTAAAAATCTTAATTAGAAAATAATATGCTTAAAGACAAAGACCGCTCAAAATTATTTATAATGATCGAGAAAAAGCTTCAAAAAAAGGCAAAAGCTTATTTTGAGAAAGAAGACGCCGATGAAATTTGCGCTTATTCAGAAGATTTAATTGAAATGACTGAAAAGGGCGAAATTAGAGACAATGACGACACTAAATTATCTTTGTCAAATTTAAGGGAGTTAATGCAATGACATTTGAACAAGCAATAATCACCAATCTTAAACTTATTCCCTTAGCCTTAGCCACTGTTATTATAGCTGGTGTTGGGGTTTGGATTTTATCAATTTTAATTTAAAAAAACATGAAAAGACAATTAATATCATTACCAATAATTCCAGACGAATTATCAATTAATACAGATAAAGACAAAATAGCGGAATTACTAGGAGTATCTTGGACACAAGAAAAATCACCAGAACTTTTCTTTTTTCACAAAAATTCTTTGTATAAATTTGAGGCTTTCGATTGGCAAAGCGAAACTAAAAGATATTATATTTGGAATTATGGTTTAGCTGATGGTTTTAAAGTAGAAGATGAGAATCAAGAAATCATTGAACTAAAAGCGTCTTCTAAAGCTTTATTCGCCTCTTTAGCATACGCAGGGCAAATAGCAATGAAAGAGCGAGATCACGCTCTTTCACAATTAGAAAAATTACAATCAGATTTACTTGAGATAGTCGCGGCTGCACATGGTAAGAAACTTAATTAAAGGAGATTTATGCTAACTAACGGAGAGCTACAACAAGCTAAAGAGCTATCTATCAGGCTTAAAACTCAAGATAATAGAGGAACTAGAACCCCTATTTTGTTTTTGCTTAAAGATATATGCGATATACTAGTTCCTGACGGGCGTGGAAACATTTTCTTCTTTCCTGAAAATGATCAAAATATTTGGGAGGGGCTTAGTGAAGAAGATATTATACAGCAGATTTTAAAGGAGCGTCAAGATAATACGGATTCAGAATTATCAGCTAGACTTGAGGAAGAAATAAGAGAAGAGGTACAGGGAAAATGCAATGAATTTGAAAGAATTTTTGTAACAATACAAATTTTCTTAACAGAAAAAGCAGCAAAAGAACACTTGAGATTAAACCATTATAATTATTCAAAAAAAGCTAGAATTTATGTAGACCATGCTTGGAGAAATCCAGAAATGGAGCTAGTACACAAAATATTAACAACTTATTTTTAAATCTATGCACAAAGACAAAATAATAGAGTTCAACACCAAAATCCTTGAACTATTAAAAGACAGCAAGAGAGTCAACAGAGAACAGTTAATTGATGATTGCTATTATAGAATCGAGAATGCCAAAAACTTGGGCTTATCAGATCAATTTGATTCTGAACTTTTATTGGAACAATTACAAATGGAGGTTATTCAATGAAAACAACTAACTACAAAATTTCTAAGCAGCTTAAAAAAAATGGGTTAAGCGAAAAACTTGGTTTTATCGATTATTATTACAACACTGACAAACAACTTAGGCATAGAGATCAAGAATCATATTGTAGCACTGCTAAAGAAAATACTCAAGTTGATTGTTTTTCTTACGATTTCGAAACGATCTTAGAAGCTTTGCCAAAACAACATGATTTTTTTAGTCGCGGCGTTGGCAAATATGAATTACGAATTTGGTATCATCAAAAAAAGATGTTTATTGGCTATCAAAATTTTGATGGTTACGATAAGCTGCTAACTTTGGAACAGGAAAAAAACGAATCACTAGCAGACATAGCCGCCAGACTATTAATTTTATTACACAACAAAGGTTTAATCAATTGCACTTGTTGTTGTTTCTGCGAAAGATTCAGTTGCGTTTGCGGTTGATCCGTCAATGGTATAACTTTCTTGTTTAACGAGGTTAAATAATGCTTAAAAGAATAGCGCAGGTAATAGTCAGAAAGAACAACTTAGATAAATTCAATCATGCTCTTAAATTCACTGATTGCGACGGTGAATTAGTGAATGACGAAATAAAAAAGTTTGAACAAGAAAGACCAAAGACAACTTTTATTGTTAAAGAATGCGAAAAATATTTAAAGGATCAGGAGCGTGAGAATGAAATATAAAATTAAACAGCTATTAAGGCGCATAAGAACCCTAAAATCAATGCTATTCGCTAAACTTAGGGGGATTGTATGCAAGAATTAGATATTGTTGATAGAAATATCATTAAAAGCATTGATCTTGAAATTGGCAAGCTAAAACTAGGTCAGAATTTTGACAAAGATAATTGCTTTAAGCAATTTACTAGAATAACCAAAATAAATTATGCAAAGCATGGCAAATATGCGTCAGATAATTTTCGACTAACCAAGCTTGGCTTTGTCAGAAAAAACAGAAGTTCAAAAGAATTTCGTCAGGGTCAAGTTGAACTAAGTGATTTTAGAAAAAGTTATTTAGATAAATTAAATCGTTTTCTTGCAATTTTAAACGAAGTGTCGGACTTTTCAAGTATTGGATTATTGAAAGTTTGCAAAGAAAGAAATTTGAGAATCCACAATCATTCAGATTTGACTAGACACATTGGCGACTTGTCAGATCTAGGAGCCGTTAAAATTACTTCCGTTGGTAATTCACCAAGAAAATTGGAGATCCTTAAAAAAAGCTTGATTAATTAGAGCGAAAGTTTATTATTAAGTCAATCAGACAAGTATTGAGGGTTCTCGGTTCTTGATCTGGGACTAGAGCGGTTGCAAAAGTAATTAAGCGTTGCAACTGTATCTAGTACCTCCGCAAGTTATTCTAGACAATGACTTGCGGGGTTTGTATATTTTCTTTGCTTTTCTATACATATCTAAAAAACATGTATAGAGAAGGGCGAGGGAAGTGTAGAGGGCAAGTTTTAGCGGGGATTCCATCGGTTTCTTCGTGATGTGCTTTAAGATTAAAATCTTTTAGCGGGGCTAAGACAAATCGGACTAAGGGGCTGGCAAGTCTCCTGCCGTGAGGCGAAAGCCAATAAAATCTTGCCAAACTAGCTAGAAATAGCGGGAAAGCTGAAAAATTAGGTTTTCTTAAATTCCGAAAGGACATGAACCGCACGCAAAGGCGGGGACTAATAGTGCCTCCGGACGACTCCGAAAGGATCGCACCAGCGGGGGACAAAAGAATAGTCGGTGGCGGAAGGACTTTAAACTACCTCTTTGACAGCTTGTAAGTTAGACAGGCTATATTGATTGAAAGTAATCTAAGCGATTAGACGCTGAAATTCGGGTAGTTTCTAATTTAGGCGCTCGATCAATTAAAAATAAAATAAATAAAAAATGAAAGAAAAAACTATTGGTGAATTTAGAGTTAGAACCGAGTTTAATCCTTCTCAAGAAGGGATTGTTGACCATATCAAACAAAAAACAGCGGCTATTATTAATTTAGTTTCTGAAATAAGATATGAGGGAGAAGGAAAGCCTGCTGCAAATGAAAGAATAAGATTAGTTGCGCTAGCTCTAACTAAATACGAAGAAGCGGCAATGTTTGCAGTTAAAGCGGCTACATTATAATTCAAAAATAGATTTATCAAAAAATACAAATTGGTATATCAAGCAGAAGTTACAGTTGAAGTGGAAGCTTGTAATTGTTTTCTCTGTCTGCAATTAATAAAGCTCAAAAAGAAACTTTAAAGATTGGTAGAGAAAACAAAATATTTCTTGCCCCAACTAATGAGAAATTTGAATTAACTGAAGTAGAATAAGTCAGCACGGCTTTTGGTGAGTGCATAAATGCCAGCTTGAACAAGACAAAGAGCTTTATGTATGAAGCTTGAAAGAGGTTTGCAATACTTGTGAGTGTTTTAACTGGCATTATAATCATTTCTAACAATTGCAAAAAAATACATAGTTAGCCTTCTGTAAAAAGGCAATTTTCTCTTGATTCTTAGAAATAGGGGTTGAAAGTGTTAGAGTAATTTAATGTTAAACATGCAATGAATCAAAATCAGCTAGAAGAATTAATAAATGAAGAGACTAAGCGACTGGTTGGCTATATTATGCCAGTACTTGAATCTATGCAAGCAGATGTTAATCAAAAAACATCGGTAAAAAAGATGCTTTATTCTTTCAAGAATAATATCTGTGAAATGTTAATTAATGAAAAATCAAACAATCAGTAAAATCAATACTATAAATGCACTTGCATTGCACTTGCATTGCACTTGCATTGCACTTGCATTAGTTTTGCATATGCTAAACATAGTTTATTGTTTATAGTTTATAGTTTTATTAATTTATATATTAACTTTTATTCTATATAAACATGAAAGATAAAATTTATTACTTCCAAGAAAAGTCAAACGATATATTAGACCTTCAAGACGAATTTACTCCAGAAGAGATTGGAATCTATTTTATTCTGAAAGCTGCTTACTTTAAATATTCTGGTGAACTGAAAGAAGATAATCTATGCCAACGCTGCAAATTCTTTGGAGATAAAGATAAACTTGTCGCTGTTTCTAAAAAGATTTTTACAGTAACGGAAGGTTCACTGGTTAATAATTCTTGGCTATCAGAGATTAATAACATAAAAGAAAGATCTAAAAAAAGACAAGATGCAGCAAATGAGAGATGGAATCCAAGCAAACCAGAAGCAAGCGGCAAGCAAACCAGAAGCAAACCAGAAGCAATTGATGATACAAAATCTCAATTTGAATCTTTCTGGAATCTTTACGATAAAAAGAAAAGCAGACCAGATGCTGAAAAGAAATTCAAAGCAGCTCTAAAGAAAGATAGTTTCGAGAATATCATCGCTGGTCTTGAAAAATATGTCATGGCAAGAAGTCCTGATTCACAGTATTGGAAGAATCCTAGCACTTGGCTAAATCAAGAATGCTGGAAAGATGATTACTCAACTCCAAAAACTGAATCCACTTCTTTTAACTCAAGCCAATGGAGTAAATACTAATGCACTATAACTTTGAAGCTGAACAAAACCTACTTGCTTATATCATCATGGATAATGACTGGTTATTGATAACTGGAGCAGAGGAAGAAGATTTTTTGGAAGTAAACCACAAAAAGATTTTCGCTTATTTGAATAATTGTATTAAGAATAATGCACCCGCTAACAGAATAAGTCTTGTTTCTTTTTTTGAAAGTTTAAATCTAAAAGGTTACATTGCTGAACTTTTGAATAATCAGAAAACCATAATAGGAGCTTTGGAAAGCCTTAAAATTTTACGAGAGTTAAGGTTTAAAAGAGAATTAGAAGACATTACACTTGATACCAAGGAAATGCTTTCTGATGCTTCTAAAAACAGCCAAGAAATTAAAGATATAATATCTGAAAGGTTGGAGGCTATCTCAATAAAAACTCAAAATCAATCAATTTCTCTCGGTAAAGCGGCTAAGGAAGCCTTTTCAAAAGAAAAAGTTATATCTGTTTCTTCTGGCTATCAATCAATTGATGAAATTATTAATGGTTTTGACTTAGGAGATTTAGTTGTGATTGCTGGTCGTCCAGCTATGGGGAAAAGCTGTTTAGTTGCTAATATGGCTTTGAGATTAGCTAAGAAAGGAAATCCAATTTTGTTTATTTCTTTGGAAATGAAAGCAGATCAAATTTCAAAACGAATGATCGCAAGTCTTGCTTCAATTCACTTAACTAAATTGAAAAATAATAATTTGACTTCTCAATATGAAGTTGAGGCTTTCCAAAAAGCTATGACAATTGCCGATTCTTTACCAATAACAATTGAGGATAGCGGAAGCCTAACATTGCCAAAACTTCGCTATCAGATCAAAAAGTTTGTAAATAAAACTAAAGGGAAGGTAGTTATAATTGATTATATCCAGCTAATTAAGCACAAAGGCAAAGGTCAAAGGGTTGATGATGTTACTGAAATCACCAATACTTTGAAAGATTTAGCAATGGAATTTAATATTGTTATCATTGGATTGTCGCAGCTTTCAAGAGCAGTTGAATCGAGAGATGATAAAAGACCAATTCTTTCTGATTTAAGAGAATCAGGTTCTATTGAGCAAGATGCAAGTGTGGTAATGTTTACTTTCAGACCTGAATATTATCTTGAGAGACAAAAGCCAGATGATCCTGTAAAGTTAAGACAATGGGAAGCTGAAATGCAGAGGCTAAAAGGTGTGGCTTATGTAATGGTTGCAAAAGTCCGTGATGGTAAATGCGGCGATGCTAAGTTGCACTTTGAAGGCGAGTTTCAAAGGTTTTCTGAAAACAATTTTTAAGGATTATATGATCCACATTAAAGACATACTAGCAAAAATCACCACAAACGCAAGTAAAGCTAAATTTTACTATCACAACAAGGAGAAATTCTTGAGGTACTTTGACAGTTCAGAGCAATATGATGCTTTGATATGGGCGGGGAAGTTTGGGAAGATTGAGGAGATAATCAAAGGTAAGAGTGAGTTTGATTTAGAGGGATTTTTATTAACTATTAAGGGGTAGTGATGAAATACTTAAACTTAAATGCAATAAATGCAATTTTGTCGGTTATATTATTTTTTGGTATTTTATATCACGATGAAATTATTTTATTTTTTATGAACCAATAAACTAACTATGAGCATCTACATCTGCACAATCTGCGAGCAACAAAAAGACAGCGACTTTAACTGTGCTGAATTAGACGGGAAGGAATGCTGTGAGGAATGTTTTAGTGAGAATGGAATTATTAACGATTAAGGGGTAATTAAATGAAAGTATACATTGATACATTTTTGATTGTATTGGGTTTGGTTTCGATTTACTTAATAGCAGACAAGCGTGATGCGGTTAGTAGATATTCTCAAATTAGGTGTCTTGAACTCAATTTAGGAAAAGAGGTTTGTGATAAAATATTTAATATTAAGGAGTAAATTATGAAATGGATTGATGTTAATGATAAGTTGCCAAAAGACTACAAACCTAAATTAGTGCGATACACATCCTCGCAAAGAGGAGGTGTTTATTATGGAATTTCTGAAAGATTCTATGCTGCAAATGCAGGAAAGGACTGTTGGGATTTAGAGTTTGCAAACACACAAGGGATTAGAATAACGCATTATGTTAATATTGAACAGATTAAGGAGTAAAAATGAGTTTAGAAAATAAAATATTATTAGCTGTGTCGATATTATTTCTTCTAAGAGGTTTATATTTATGGTGGCGTAGTCCAGAGGTTTGCCAGAATTGCACAGCAATAATTTATTCAGATTATAATGACGATTACCTAAAGGGGAAAATAGAGGTTCATTGTTTTAACTGCGGCTTCCCTAGAGAAAAATTACTTAATAAAATAATCCGTAAATAAATATGAATTGTCCAAATTGCAAAAGCGATAATACTTCCGTTGTAGATACGAGATCAAGAAAAACCTATATGTATCGCAGAAGAAAATGCGAAGACTGCAAGGAAAAATTTACAACTTGGGAGCTTATAGTTTCTAAGAAGTGGGAAGAATTCTTTAAATTAACACAAAAGGATTAAACCTTGCGACTTCTCTCGCCATTAAACAAAACTCTAACCTGACCAACGAAAGGAAGCTTCTTTTCCATCCTGTGACTTGAAGCTTCTATTCTTTCAGCTTTCTTCATCTTAGCCCAATCTTCCCTTATCTTCTCTGTTTCCATGCAGCAAGGGCAGTAATATTCTCCTTCTATGCTTTCAGGTTTCTTGCAAGATATGCAGATTGCTTTCATTGCGTTAAATATTTTTCCCATTTTACGATTTAGTATTTTTATTTTTTGATTTTCAAACTAAAGTGATGGTTTAGTTAAAGTGTATTATACTTAAATTAAGCTAATTGTTTGACTTCCCATTTTCCATTAACTAATTCAGCAGTACCAAAGAAGTTTCTATTCTTTTCGTCATTCAAGTTAAACTGAATATGAACACAGCCTCTTTCAACAAAGCACTTATCAATACTAATCTTACTATCTCTAATCCACTTCACAAGCTGGTCTTGAGTGTAGCCTTTTGCATTAATATCTACTGCCAATCCTTGTTGATGCCAAGACGAAGGAGATCCGCCAACAGCTTTGTTTACTTCTGGGCAGCGATAAGCACTATTGATTGTAATTGGTGCATTAATTTTGTCTCTAATCTCTTGCAGCTTATCTGCTACTTTATTCAAGCAAGTCAGAATATTAACATTATCAGTAACATTATTTATTTTCAATTCTTTTGCTTTGTCTGAAACAAAAAAATCATCAGGCGCAAAGTTTTTTCTTCTTAAAGATTCTTTATTCATTTTGATAAAAATAGTGGTTGACAAGTATTTTAGCAAGTAAACACAAGGCTTTATAAAATGCAAATATTTTTTAAAACAGTTGTTGCATAATAAGAATTGATCTTTATATTGAGTGTCGTTAATTAACTTTTTATCAATAACAAATCAAATGCGTAAAAAAAGACCTTACAATAAGTTTGGCGAATTGCTAACAGAAACTTTGCTAACGATTAAGGGAAGTAAAACCAATGTTGCAAGAGCTACTAAGATTAAACTAGCCAGCGTATCTTGCGCTTGCTTTGAGTTTAACCAGATTACACTTGAAGATGTTGTAAAGATAGTAAGCTATTTAAAGTCACAAGGGGCTAAGGCTAATCTTGATGAGTTTTTAGGAGCTTATGGTCTAATTGCTACTGATATTAAGATTGGGATATTAAAAGATCCTAAGATTAATGCTAGGAAGGTTAGAAGAATATTAAAAATAAAAGGAGAAAAATAATGGAAGATGACACAGATTACCAAGCTTTAGATTTTTATCTAAGTGATGAGATTATTAATAAATTATAAGGAAAATATGGGATTAATAGAAACTTGTAAATATTATTCAGAGCAAGAAGGTTCTCTTAGTGAGGGCGAGTGGAAGTTAATTATGCCACAAGTAAGGCTTTCTAATAAAGTTAATAACTTTCTTGAGGAACTAAAAAAGCTTGGTGTTAGTGAAGAGGTAATTAATAAAGCAAATCAATCAACAAAGGAGAATTATTAATATGACAGAAAAATTAAATAACATTAATGAGATTCTTAATTCACTTCAAAAGGATCTTAAAGCTCCAAAAGATAAAATAAATAACTTTGGCAAGTTCCAGTATAGAAATGCGGAAGGGATTTTAGAGGCTTACAAAGAAGAAGTTAAAAAAGAAACTTATCCTAATGATTTAGTTTTAACTCATTCATTTAAAATTGATTTAATCGGGAGCAGAATATTTGCCATTTGCACCTCTACATTAGAAACATCTTGCGCTAAAAAAGAAGCGGTTGGCTTTGCTGAAATTGATGTAAGTAAAAAAGGCATGGATCAATCACAACTTTCTGGCGCGGTTACAAGTTATGCTAAAAAATATGCGCTTTGTAATTTGTTTGCAATTGATGATTCAAAAGACGATCCAGACGCAGATGAAAAGCCTAAGGAAGTTAAAAAAGAACCAATCAAGAACGCTTCTGGTCTTAAAGTTGGCACTGCTTTAACTGATGGCAGCGCAATGAAAGAAGCGCAAGCAGCGGAGAATAAAAGGCAATTTGCAAGGATTAAGGATTTAATAGAGAGTGTTGGATCTATTGCTGAATTAGAAGGAGTATGGTTTGATAATACAAAGCAAATCAATTCTATTAAGAAATATCCTATACCTAAGGAAAATGAAGATGATGCCGCTCTTTTTGATTTACTTGTAGAAGCTAAAGATACTATGAAGGTTCAATTTATAGGATAAAGAAATGATTATTAATAAATGGGGGAGTAAATGAGTAATTTTTGGAATGGTAGCAATGGCAAAATTGCAATTAGCGAAATGGATGATAAATATTTACGCAACGCAATAAAATTTTGCGAAAATAATAATATGCAGGTTACATTAACTAGTGGCGGGGGAAATTGCCCTGATACTTTTTGGCATGAGGAAAAAACTTACAGCCTAAAATCAAAATATGAAAGATTAAAATTAGAACTACGGCTTAGAGAAATTGAGAAAAATAAATGGGGGAGTAAATGAAGAATAAAACATTTAATGAATGCTTAGCAGAAGGATTGTTAATTTTTAACAAATACTGTAAGTCCGAAGAGATCAATTTGCGCGCAAGCAATGAGGCAATTTATTGTTATCCAGATAATGGAGTTATCTCTGAACAAGATCAGTTAATGCTTGTAGAATTGGGGTGGTATAACATAACCAAAAAGGAAGAATGGGACCCGCTTTGTGGTTGGTGGCAATATTCAATTTAACTTAATGGGGGAGTAAATGAAAATACTATTTATGGCAATATGGAAATTTAAATGGGTGTTTTTTTTCTTTGGAATGTTTCTATGGTTAGATGAGAATTACGACAAAACCATTTGCGCTATGTTCACAGGCTTTTCTGCATTAGAAATAAAGATTGAAAGTCTATTTATAAAATATTTTGGAGAACGGAAATGAAAGTTAAAGAACTAATAGCAAAACTACAAGAGTACGATAATGATCCATCCTTCTGGCGAGGAATATTTCTAAGTTATTTTATAACTGATGTAATATTGGATATTCTAAAATGAAACTACTCTTCAACTTCCAAACCACAGACGATTTAGGAGATAAACAAGCGCAGGTAAGTAGACTAATGCGTGAATATCTTGCGGCAAAAAAAGATTTTTCTGTTGAGTTTAAGGAAGAAAAGAACCCTAAGTCTCAAGCCAGCTTAAATGGTTTTTGGCGTTTATGTACTTTACTTGTGCCACATGTACGCAAGAGCTATGGTGAAGTGTTTGACAAAGACTTAGTTAGTGATTTAGCTAAGATTAGCGCAGGTTATTGTGTTAAAACAAAGACAGGTAACTTGCCAAAGAGTTTAAAGACAATTAGTCAAGAGGATATGAACACCTTGATTGAAAAACTTTATTTTATGTGTGAGTTTTATGGGCTAAAGGATTATGAGTTAGTGCCGTATGAGTTACAAGAGATTAATAATTATTTCAAGGAGTAAAAATGAGAGATATTTTTGAGTTTAGTTTTTTAATTATTTGTTTATTTATGTTAATGGTTGGATTATTTATGGGAATTGGATTAGTAGCGTCACATAACCAAGCCCAATACATAAAAAATCATTACAATATAGAAGTATCAACCAAAGATCTTTTTTGGAATGAAAAATTAGTTATGTCAGAATTACGCTCAAAAGGCATAATAACTGATACTAATCAAAATAATAATATTAAAATAAGTGAGGATAAATAAATGTCGGTATCAAAAACAATCTTAGTAGGAACTTTAGGGAAAAATCCTGAAATCAAAACAACAAGCAATGGCAAAATGGTTGCTAACTTCTCATTAGCTACTTCTAAAAAGTGGAAAAATGCAAATGGCGAGAAGCAAGAAAAGACTTCATGGCATAATATTACTTGCTTTGACGGATTGGCAAAGCTTTGTGATTATATTGAAAAAGGCTCTAAGATTTATTTAGAAGGGGAGTTAGATTATCAAGAGTGGGATGATAAAGAGACTAGTCAGAAGAAATATAGAACTATTATTAACGCTAATGCAATTGATATCATCAAAGGTAAGCCTAAGGATGAGGGAATTTCTCAACATTCAGTTGATAAGGGGAATGGGTTTGTGAGTGAAGCGGACGACTCAGACTCGGTGCCCTTCTGATCTAACCTAGAGCCACAAGGCTTCATAACCTTAATTAAACAAACATGACCCGTAAAAACATAATTCAAAAGTGGAGAGACCCAGAATATAACCGAATAATTATAGCGGAATTTCTCACGGGAAATGTTCAATGGGGAGTAGAGGGTGGTAATAAATTTACAATCGAACCAAGGCAAAAGTTTGATTTTAGAACCAGTAAGAATAATTGGGAATTAATTTGTGCTAATATTAATCAATAATGCAACCAAGAATCTTTAATATAAACGAGCTAAGAATAGGCAAGAAAGTAATTGGCTATATTAGACTTATAAAGCAACAAAGAAATGGCTTGCCTCATCTGGAATACTCTCTAATTGAGGAATATTGGAATCAAGGCGTAATGTCAATTGAGTTACCAAAGTATCTAAAGAAGTGTAAAAGGTTAGGCATTCCAAGACTGGTTGCATTAGTTAAGAAAGATAACGAGGCTTCGATCAAGTTACTTGAGAAGAGTTGCTTTATCAAGATTACAACTTTCGATGATGTTTTTGGTTATGTATTGGCGCAGGATTTAATGGACGAGATTAAAGAATTTAATAAAAAAGCAGTTAGGAGTATGGTTTTATGAAAGTATTATCTTTGTTTGATGGAATTGCTGGAGCTGCTCAAGCGTTAAAAGAACTTAATATTGATTGTGAATATTATGCTTGTGAAATTGATAGGTGGGCGATTAAAATAGCAAGAAACAATCATTTTGATATTAACCATCTTGGGTCTTCTTATTGTGGATTGGATGTTAAAGATTTTCTATGTGATGAGTGGGAAGCTACAACAAAAGAAATACAAGATATTGGCGGATATACAAAGCATAAAGAATTTATTGGTAATACTGATTTATTAATAGGTGGCTCGCCATGCCAAGACCTATCAGTTGCCAAAAGAGGTGGAAAAGGTTTAGATGGAAATAAAAGTGGCTTATTCTTTGAATATCTAAGAATCCTAAATAAAGTTAAACCGAAATATTTTATTCTTGAAAATGTTGCATCAATGAAAGCTATTGATAGAGAAAAAATATCTAAGTATCTTTTTGATATTGAGCCTATTAAAATTTGTTCTTCTTTACTTACCGCCCAAATGAGAAAGCGTTTGTATTGGGTTGGGTCTTTACAAGAAGATGGAAGCTATAAAAAAGTAGAAATTCAGCAACCAGAAGACAAGGGAATTGCTTTAAAAGACATTATAGAAAGCGGAGACACAGAAAGGCTTAAATCATATTGCATACCCGCAACATACTACAAAGAGAATGTAAAAAGTTTGTTAAAAAGAAAAAAAGAAGGGTTGTTTGTTTCGTTAATTTGTTATTCGCCTTACAACGACAAAATAAATCAAGATAATAAATCTTATTCATTAGGCACTAATCCGCAATGTCAAACGGCAGTAGCTGGGCAAGTTTTAATTACAAAAGATATGGTTAGAAAATTAACCCCAATTGAATGCGAAAGATTGCAAGGTTTTCCTGATGAATATTCAGAAGGCGTAAGTCAAACCCAAAGATATAAAGCTCTTGGGAACTCTTTTACTGTGCCAGTTATTAAACATATTTTAAAATCAGTCTTAACACATGAAAGATAATATAGTTAATTTTCCTAAAGATAAAATAATAAAGATTAACGCTATCAAAGAAGAGGGTTTTCATCAAAAAAGGATAAAAAAGCTTTTGTGGGAATTATCTTATGAATTTACAAAAGCTTATGAAGCGAAAGAGCTTGATATTAACGAGGAATTTCAATTTCATCAGATTTTACCAAATCGAAGAGATGATAGCAAATATACTAAATTAATGGTAATTGTCCACCCAACTACATTTCCTTGCTAAATTTATGAAAGATAAAAAAATAAAACAAACCCTCTTTAAAACATGCGAGAAATGTGGTAAGAAGGTGTCACATAGTTTGAGGTTTAACAATGGCAATCCTAAATACTATCCAAACTCCTATTGCGCTAATCGTGAAGAGCATGAGTTTGCAGATAAGAGGGTTTATCTATTTGAGTTTGATGGGATTGATACCCCTGCGGATAGAGCTAAGAGGTTTAAGGAAATACTTAAAATTGAGAATTAAAAATGATTTTAAAGCACCTAAAAACAAATAAACCAGCAGGAGAGAAAGAGAAGGCTTATATTAAAGCAATCTTTGATGAAAGAGCTAACGAACCTGAAACAGAAAAGCCAATGGTTAAGCTTGATAATATTAAAGAAATAACTATAAACTATGACGGAAAATTCCCCCCAAGATAATATCAAGTATGTTGATGATTGTGCTATGAGGTTTGCGGCTGTTTTAACTGAACAGTTTTTTTTACAAAATTACAAACACAAAGGTACATACAAAGATTTAATGCCTAGTCTTGCAGAAGCTTCTTACTATGCCGCAGAAGCAATGCTTAAAGAAAAATTAAAAAGGAAAGGAAATAAATGAGTGGAAAAAAATTTCCAGTAATCGTGGAAAATGAGGATGGTTGGTCAGATTGGATTAAGCCCCAGATGAAAGGCTATAAAATGGCTTGCTGCGATTGTGGATTAGTGCATAAACTTGATTTTGAAGTGATAAAGCAGAAAAATATAGTAAAAGAGTATGCAGATGGAAATCATGAGTATTCTTATACGGAAGTAAAAAATCCAAAATATGTGGTTATGCTTAGAGCTTCCAGAGATAATAGGTCAACTGGACAACATCGGAGATTTAAAAACAAAAATAAGGATTTGTAAATGAGTAAATTTATATTAGGTCAAAGTGTTTATATTGAACATCCTCAATCAGGCATTGCGCCTTTTGTTATTATAAATGTTAAAATTGTTGGCGTAGTAAAGGTGGTAAGATATAGTTATTATTATCACGATTATATGAAAAGTCTTAATGGTGAAAAAATTGACTATGAATACAGAGTGCAATTATCTCCTAGTGGATCTCAGATAAATGTTAAGGAGGATGAAATATTTTCCGATTTATCAGAATTAAAAGCAATACTTGAAATAAAACTAGAAGAAAAAAAGCAACGCTTACAGAAAGAAATTAACAATCTAAGCGTGCTTGTAGATTAAATAAAAAAGGAAGAATGGAAATTAAACTAGACATACCACCACTATCAGTTAATAAATGCTGGCAAGGAAAAAGATATAAATCAAAAGAATATCAAAAATATGAAAAAGATTTATTATTTATTTTGCCAAAAAAGAAATTGCCAGAGCCTCCTTATTTAATCAAATTTGAATTTGGTTTTAGCAATAAATTATCAGACTGGGATAATCCAGTTAAGCCACTTCAAGATATCATGCAAAAGAAATATAATTTTGATGACAAAGATATTTATCAAGCTACTGTTGTAAAAATTATAGTTAAGAAAGGGAAAGAATATTTTAAGGTAAGCCTTGAGTCTCTAAGCTAAATCATGTCAAGTAATTTATTTTCAATTATTTTAATCTTTTCTATTGAAAAATAAGAATTGATCTTGATAATAATTTTTATCCCTAGGTTAAAGAAGTGGTATTATTTATTCTAGGGATAGCATCCACAGCCTTTTAAAAAAGAGAAGGAAAAGCTTACTTGGCTGTGGGTGTTTAATAATACAAGCGGGGATCTTTTAAGAAGTTATTGGTTAGGTTCAAGAAGGCTTAAAGAGATTGAGATTCGATTCTTAACCCTGCGCCAGAATATTTTTATGGTCGCAATCTACACGGGCAACAACAGGTCATGTTGCTTACTGATACTGGGGTTCTACAAAAACTTGCCATAGGTATCTAAATCTGATTCTTTTGTAGGGATAAGAGGGTAAAGACCAATAGAAAATATGTACAGCTTCTATTGATTGCGACTTTATAAATATTTAATTAGTCCTTAAAACAATTTTACTTTAAAATATGCCTTTTATAGACAACGAAAAAAGAGTTCTTTTCGCAAAAGACGGAGAGCCTTATTATTATAAAACAATTTGCAGCGTTGAGACATTAAGAGAAAACCCTCAAGTTATAGAGGCTTTAAATAGATTAGCTATTGAGTCAGAAGAAGATTTAAGTTTAAGCTTACAAGCTAAAGGTCAAAGATTAAAGAATCCATTGACTTACGAGAATAGCTGGAAGGTTGACGAAAAATGGCTTGATACTTTTGAGGAAACTAGCAAATCAATAGCCTTGGTAGAAGATACTAATGGAAAATTAATAGCATTAACTGCTTTTATGGTTAATGATGAAGCTACTAGGGTTAATTTAGGAATAGATGAAGATTATATTATTTTTATTAAAGCTCTAACAGATAAAGCTTACAGAAATACAGGAGTTATAACTTCATTATTGGGTGAAGTAATGAAAGAGGTTAAAGATCATTTATGCGTTGGTTGCGTTAGTATTAAGACCGCTATTAATGAAGAAGGTGAAGAGTTTGATTATGTAATGAATTTGCCAAGGTACGCTCAAATGTTTAAGAAAACTTTTGAAAACAATAAGCTGCAAGTTAGATGTGAATCGCCTATGGGTACTCAAAGAGGGGAAGAAAAAATAGAATTAGATTCTATTATAGAATCTGGATCTATTAACCAACAAACTTTATCTACAATTATTACTTCTCAAAGAGCGCAGGCTTTAGCTGGAGATAAAAAGTTGGTAGGTTTTTATATACACGGTAAATAATATTAAAACAACATGAGATGCAAAAGAGGAAGTTATGATTACTACATGACTTTTAACCAAATAGCTAAAATTGAGAATACTAGCTACCAAAATATTCAACAGATATATTTGAGGGCGGTGTATAAAATACAGAGAATGATGGCTAAGAGATATAGCGAATTTAAAATAATAAATAATAACTAACTATGAAAGGTAAAATAACAATATATGCAAACTAAAACACAGCTTCAACTAATTTTGGAAAACGAAACACTAAAAGAGCTAAACGCCATAAGTTATGATGCTAATGCAAGATTAAGCAAAGAAAATGAAGCACTACTAGCTAAGAACAAAGAGCTTGAAGAAGAGTTGCAAGAGCGCAAAGCTTATATAGTTGCTAATCCTTGCGCTCAATGCGGAGGTAAAATTAACGCAATGAAATGTGACGCTTGGGCAAAGAAAGCGAAGGAGCTTGAAGAAAAGTTAAAAAATAATGATATGTCAAAGCCAGAGCCTAAAATCGACATGAAAAAAGAATGTGTCGAGCCAGTGAGTATTTGGAAGGATGTTAGTGAGTTGCCAGAAGTAGATCATGATTGTGTAATCTGCACCAATAGAGGTAAAATGGCTTTCGCAATGTATCAACACACAGACAAAAGTTTTTTACTTATCAAGTTGATGAAACTGATGGAAGCGTCTCAAATGGGTCGATTAAGCCGCATGAACATGAAAAAAGAATGTGTCGAGCCAGTGAGTATTTGGAAGGATGTTAGTGAGTTGCCAGAAGTAGAGGTAAAATGGCTTTCGCAATGTATCAACACACAGACAAAAGTTTTTTACTTATCAAGTTGATGAAACTGATGGAAGCGTCTCAAATGGGTCGATTAAGCCGCATGAAATGTATAAATATACAACTTTAACCGACTTCGTGAATCAAGTAGAAGACATGGAAGCAAGATTAAGAAAATTGGAGGGTAAATAATGTTATCAAACGAAGACAATATATCTTTCTTAGAACAAACAATTATTGAAATTGAATTTCTGCTTTCAGATACAGGAAATTTAAATTTCTATAATCCTCTAACATGTAAAGAAGAAACATTATATATAGATGATTTTAAAAGAGATTTCTTAAAAAATGTAGTAGAGCCTTATAATGAATATAAAGAATCTCCGCAATTTTATTACGATTCCTCTTATTTTAAAGTTATGAGAGAACAAGTACTAAGAAGAATATGCGAGAATGCTTTTCAATTACTTAATAATATTAAGTTAGCTAAAATATGTAGTACATCAAAACAAGTAAAAAATGAAAATGGCAAACAAAAGGATAGAAAAATTAAAAGAAACAAATTCATCAGTCATCAAGAAGCTAAGAAAAAATCTTTTATCTTGTTCATTTTGCCCTGCTCATGGCGGAGAAAATTTAAAGAGATCTCCGCCTAGATACGGAGTAACAAAACCAAAATATAAAGATAAATTAACTAAATTGGAGGGGAAATAATGTTATCAGAAAAGGAGCTAGAAAGAGGTTTAGAAATTATTAAAAGAATTTTAGGAGTTGATTTTTCTGACCGTCCAGATGTGAAATATGTAGTATTTAAATATGTGAACCATGTTATTTGTGGGCAGAGTACAGAAATGAATAGGAAATTTGACTCAATTCGTGATTGGGATTTTGAATTATATTATATAATGCGTCAGGGTGGCTTAACTGATAAGCAAGCTCACTATCAACTTGCTAATGGAATTGTTGACAAGATTAATGAAGAACTTAAATTAATTGAAGAAAAAAAAGATGAAAAATGATCTATGGATCTACGCTGGATTCTTTGCTATTGTTATGATTGTAGCTTGGGCTTTTGGTTTTAACTTTGATGAGCCTTTTGATTCGTCAAAGTATATTGGGGTTTATACTGATGCTATTAATGATCCCTTAAAATAAGAAGGTTAAAGTTAAGTTAAATGAAGCACTAAAGTGTATTCCATCGCTAGAATTTGAAACAGCTTTAAAAGTAATTTTATTCACACCAAGACCCCTTTTTTTTTCCATCGTACGATCGGGCTAATCCATTTTTTATTAGCTCGTCTGATAAGCTTTTGCCGTTTATTTCAACATCTGCAAGTAACCTGCCGCCGTACTTGTCCCATTGAATATTTCTGAAAGTAGCTGTTTTATTTTTGCCAATAAATTGCTTAGTAAATTTAGAAGCCTTTTCTGCTAACTTAGCTTCTTTTTCGCATTTAGCTCTTGATCCTTTTTCTGGCGTATCAATTTTTAAAACTCTCACCGATAGCTTTAATTCTTTTGGGAAGCACTCGTTTTTTATTTCAATTGTATCGCCGTCAATTACACGCAGAATTTCCCACTCGTAAGCGTAAGCGTTTGATGATATTGATAATAAAATTATAGTAAGTAATATTTTAATCATTGGCAGGGCATTGTTTTAAGCAAGAGCAGTTATATTCTCTTTGGTAAATGTATAACACTCTTATCATTTCATCAGATAACATTTCTTCATAAACACCTTCTTTTTCGCCAGTAGGAAGAGGCTTTGCCCATTGGCAGAAGTTACTTTGTTTTGTTGCGTGACCGCAACCAGTTACGCTTATCAGCAATAGGAGTATTATCGTATTTCGCAATGCGTTCTTGAATTTCATTTATATTTTTAATTTCAGATTCTTTTTCTTCTAAATTATCTTCCAGTCTTTTGTTTTCAGCCCTTAATTTTCCAATGAAGAAAGCGGCAATAACTCCAGCGAAAATAGCAAGCCCTTTTAAAAAATCAATCATTTTTACAGTAAAGAAATTAACCATTTAGCCCCCTCAATGCAATCAGATACAGAAATTTTAGAGATAAAGAAGAACATGCCGCTACAAAAACTTATAGAAAAAAATGTGGCTCTTAACGGAGGTTTAGAAAAGAATTTAAAAAACTCTTTAACTATTCTCAAAGCAACTTCTGCGTTTGTTAGAGGTCTATCGCATTGGTCATTCATACTTTTTCCTTTTTTCTCTTTTAATAAGAATTTCTCTAAATTCATCCAACATCTCTTCATCTTTAGAAATCAAAGCATCTGCAAGATATTGATTTTCAGTTTCTATATCATGCTTAACTTTTCTATAATTTCCAATTGAAAATTTTAATTCTACAACTTCTTCTTTTAATTGACTAACATCTCCTTTAATAAATTCAAATTCTTTCTTAAATTCAGATTTTACTGCAGGTATCATTTTTGCTAAACCTTTATTAATTGCGCCCTCGGCTGCACAAGCTCCAAGAAATCCAACAATTTTTACTAATCCGTAAACTATTAGACCCCAAAGAGCTATTAAGCCTCCAGCGGTTTTTAAGATTAAAGAATTTATACTATCAAGTATTTCGTCCATTAAATTTCACTCACTGATTCAATTATAATAACATCGCCATTTTCATCAACTGGCAATAATACCGCATCACTCTCTACTTCAGTAATAGATTCTGGTTCTAAGTTTAATTCAGTAATAGATTCTGGTTCTGCAAGAATTACGCCATCACTTTCGAAGCCTTCTAAGTCACCTACTTTGGTAACCAAGAAATTACCATCTAGATCTTCAGTTGGTTTTTCAATTTTGTTTGAATAACCTTTGCACCAATAAAAAACTGAAGCTCCCAAAGCACCAAGTAATCCGCCACCTAGTTTTAAATAAAGTAAATAGTTCATGTTAATTAAATTTTATAATTTGATTGTTATTAAGTGTTTTTATTTCAATTCCTAAAATTAAATTTGGGTAATCTATATAAATTGCATTTAAAGAATCTAAAAGAGATCCTTGTTTTTGTTCTAAAAACTCCCATCTTTCCGTATTTGTTTCAATGCCAACAAGCTTAAAGATGTTCCAGTTGTTTTCTTGTATAATTATATTTTTCATTATTGTAATTTTTATAAAATTGTAATTTCGTTTTTAATTCTTTTAAAAATATTTATTAAAATAAAGACAAAAAATTTGTCTTAGAATTAATAACACCGTCAAAAGGATTTAATGTGCTTGCTGTTACCAAATTACCTGTGTTTGTTATGGTAAAATTGTTAGCAGAAGCGTCAGTAAAAGGTAGGGTTGATTGTTGAAGTGTTAGTAAAGATGTTCCTGATATTGCACTTAAAGGCTCAACAGGTGGCGTAAAACCACTTGTATATATTGCAGTTCCTTTAACTACGCGTAAATTTGAAAGATAACCCTCAATAGCATTAGATATTCCGTTTATTGAGCCTATTATGGGTGTGTTTGAAGTAAAAGATTGTGAATTACTCCCAGTTGCTTGGATATTGCCGTTTACATATAGCCTCAATGATGATACATTTTTTACTATCGCAACATGATACCAAGTATTTAAAGTAAAAGTACTTATTGATGTTAATAAAATATTTCCATTAGAGGCAATTGAAAATTGGTTGTTAGAAGCGCCTGCGGTTAATAAATAGACGTTATTAAGAACATTATATAATGTAGTAGTGCTAAAAAGCACTTGGCTAGCTTTATATGAAGAAGCCCTAAACCAACCTTCAATGGTAAAATTGCCAATACCAAAAGTAAATGCTGAGCTTGTTGGCAATGATAAAAAAGCATTTCCTGCGAAATTTCCTGAGCCGTTTGCCATTATAGTTGTGCTACCGCAATAACATCCCAAAATCCATCTTGGGAATTATACACGGCTCCTACATATACAGCTTTTGAAATTATAGTTGTTATTGGTAATGTTGTTCCAACGGCACGATAACCGCCAGCAGAAGTAGTCCAAGTTAATACTCTTTCTGCTCCATTATCTTTAATACGAATTATAAGTTTTTGACCATCAACTGGCGTGCCACTAGGAATTGCTATAGTTGCCGCAGCTGCTAACGCTGTTACAATATATTGGTCTGATGTATCCGCTGCGGGAGTAATTGTAGAAGCAGAAGCGATGCTTGTAACTCTAGGATTTATGCGAGTGCTACTAATTCCCCCACTAAATGTTTTATTACCTGCAATTGTTTGTGTTCCAGTTGATAATACCCCTCTAGCAGTTGAACTAGCATTGGGCAGGGCAAAAGTAATAGTTGAGCCGCTTAAAGTAATCGAAAAATCACTGCCTATTGAAGAAGTTGCAGCTGTAACAGATTGAAGATTTTTTGACGCATCAGTTCCTACTAGTAAAGACGCGGTAAGTGTGTCAACATTAAATTTTCCATCGGCTTCGTTAATTTTGGCTTTGGTAATTCCATCAATTTGAAAAACTAAATCTTTTCTTGCGCCAGTGCCAACCTTTGTAGAATTTAAACCACAATGATTATCTGTGCCGTCTGAATAAACTTGTAAAAAAGACGCATTGTCAGCATCAGTTCCGTCAAAACAATCTATGCCAGCAAGGCGAGAAGCGCCGTTTGGAAGTATAGGGACCCGAGTGTTGCCGTTTAGAGTTGAGGTTTGAAAAGCAAGGCGGTTTGCACGAGTTGCGTTTGAAAAATCGCCAGTAATATCTAAGCCGTTTCCGCTAAAATTAAGACTGCCAGTTAGTGTACCGCCAGTAAGTGGTAATGCGCCTATTTCTTCAGCAGTAGGCTCAACGCCAGATCGTCCTTTGTATTTGTTTGTAAGTCCACCCATATAGTAAATGTTTTATAGCAATCATCTTTACATTTACTCATATTTTATAAATGTTGCCGTGTTAATAAAAAAAATCAAGTATTATTTTAATTCTTGATACATGCTTTGAAAAAAATTATTCCAATTTTTTCCTAGCTTTTCTTGCGCTGATGGTAAACCAAAAGTTGCACCAGTTGTTTTGTAGCTTTTCTCAAAAAATGAAAACCAAACTGAATCAATCTCGCCATTTTCTTTTGCTAAAGGTTGCCCTGCATTTGGTACTCCAATATCAACTAATAAATCAGTTTTTATTGTTGTTTTTATTTGCTGAAAAAAAGTATTCCATTCGGGTTTTACAATATTATTTTCTTCCACAATTGGTTGTTGAACATTTGGTAAATTAATCATCTTCTGATTCAACCTCCACAAAAGCCCCAACAATTTGAAACTTAGTTGGCTCGCTATAATTTAATCTAGCAATGAAAGAACGAGCTTTCCTGCCTATTTTTGTCCAAAATACCTCTGTTAAAAAAGAGCCTTCTGCGCCTATTGGCTGCCATAATTCATCCGTATAGGTTTTGCCGCCATTGTCAGAGAATCTGCCAACTAATTGTGGATCAATACCCTGTCCAGTTGCAATTCCAACTCCCGTGTCCATCATTACAACAAACTTATTTAAAGAGAATCTTGCAAAGTTTTTAAACATTGTTGTTCCAATAATTTCTCTTTTAATTACTGTTCCGTTTTCAGTATAAACATCAGGGTCTATTTCGTAAATAATCCCAGTTTGGAAATCACCCACCAAGTTTTTACCTGCAAAATAAGCATGGCAATTGGTTCTCCATCTTCCATCTTTGCCTTGATTATTAACGCTTTCTCTTTCGTGCCAGAGTTCAGTTGTAATGTCGTATTCCCAAGTCTTGTTTGCACTTGGAAAGGTTAGACAATAAAACTTATGCCCGTCT